TATAGACTTTTGGCACAGAACTAGTGTACTCATACACCTTCTGGGTAACACCAGCGTTAAGCAGAACCTCCATAGCGAAGGCAATCTTTGTCGGACAGTTCTTAAGACCAGCAGCCGTAGCGCTTGTAGAACACTTATACCAACCAGCAGTTGTGACAGTGTTAAGGTCTGCACCTGCGGCAATCTCAGTGGTTAGATGGGTACTGTGTGAATGAGAGGTATCAGACTTGCCAGCAAGCTTGGTATTCATCTCGGACTCGGTATAATACCTATCATCATGGGTATGCCCAGTGTTTGACTTGCCGTTTAGCTTTGAATTGATTTCTGTTTCAGTATAATAACGGTCATCATGGGTATGAGCGAAGTCTGTAATCTCAGCCTTGGTGTGTGTATGGCCTAGCTTTGAGAACTTAGCATTGGTCTTCTCAAGTAGATGGGTTAGACCAGCGCTGTCTAGAAACTTAGTTTCAGCCATGTAACCACGTCCTTTCGATATGTTTTATTTTTTAATGTCATCACCCCACCCACTTTTCAAATAAAAGCATCTGATGAAGTGGGTGGGGTGATGACATTAAAAAATAATTTGTATAAAAAATAATTACCCTACAATTGTTATTATTCTGACAATTGTAGGGTAAACGGTAGGGTAGAGGGGTGGGGAAGAGGTGTATATACCTCTTCCTCCCCACTTAAAACCCTTATTTTATTTTTGTTATGTTAGGCAGTAACCTTAGCAGCGAAAAGACCGTCAATCTCTTCGTTAGTAATGGCAATAAAGCCATCGCCGACCTTGGTTTCAAGAGCGGAGATGCGATCGCCATGAGAGCTTAAAGTAGTAGTATGACCACCAACAGTAGTGGTAAGACCAGCAATGTCGGTCTTGTTCTTATCAGCGGTAGCCTGAGCGTCAGTACCAGCCTTCTTAGCATCGGCGATCGCCACAGTAACCTTGCCGTCAGCAGCGATAGCGGCCTGAAGGTCATCAACATCCTTCTCAGCGGTAGTTACACGAGTTGTGAGAGCGGTAACATCAGAAGCAGCAGCCTTAGAAGCCACAACATCCTTAAGCGCATCTACATCGCCCTGAGCCTTATCAGCAGCACCCTGAGCGGTGGTAATCTTACCATCGAGAGCGCCGTCTGCGGCAACACGAGCGTCAGTCTCGACCTTAACGGCGGCTTCAATCTGCTTTGCGACAGAACCATCGCCATCGCCAAGTTTGGCTTCGACAGCCTTAACCCTCGTATCAAGACCGCCCTCGACACCAGTAGCGCGAGTCTTTTCAGCGTCAACAAGCTCCTTGATATAGGCTACAATAGTAGTAGCGGTGGCACCCTCGGGAATATCGCCAACCTTAGTCTTAAGAGCAGAGATAGCTGCATTCATTGCAGAAGCATCGTCTGGGTGATTCTGAATCCAAGCAGCAATTTCCTGAAGCGTGTTAAGACTATCCTTAGCATTTTCAGGAATGAGCTGCTTAGTAAGCTCCTCGTTGGCAATTGTACGAGCAGACTTACCAGTATCCTCGCCGATAAGCGTAGTAACCTTGCCCTCAACGGCATCAGCGCGACCAGAAAGGTTGGTGATGTTGCCCTCGGCAGCAGTAATCTTACCCTCGGCGGTGCCTACACGCTTTGTAAGAGCGGAAAGAGAAGCATCGGTTGCAATACCTGCGGTCTTCTCGTTTACGTAAGACACAACATCAGTGGAAGTTGCACCTTCGGGGATAGTGCCAACATAGGTCTTAAGGTTATCGGCAGCAGTCTGAGCAGCAGCGGCCTTAGCATCAGCAGCAGAAATCTTAGTCTCAAGACCAGCCTGAGCATCGGCAACAGCCTTAGCGACAGAACCCTCGGTCTTAGCATCGCCATTGAGCTTAGAGATAGCAGCGGTATTGGTCTTCACCTGACCATTGGCAAGCTCCTGAACCTTAGTCTCGGCAGTGCCAGCGGCATCATAATTTCCAGCAAGACTATCTGCGTAGTCCTTAGCCGACTTAAGGGCGGCGGCATCCTTAGAATCAATTACAGCCTTAATCTTCTCGTCATAATGAGTAAGACCAGTTAGATCAATATACTTCTTTTCAGCCATAAATTTTCCTCCTATTTAAAAAGAGAATCAATATCATCATTTGTGACGGTATCGATAGACCCGCCACCAGAACCATCTGTTTTGTTCGCCACCACGACATATGAATTCGCGGCCTTATCATAAACAGATATTTCTTTTTTTGTTTTGTCAACATATAGTGTTTTTTCTTTGGCTTGCCCCAATTCTGGCAGTTCAGCACCTATGAATACTATATCATCTGGCTTAGTTGTTATCTGAGTCCAGCCGTTATCGTATCGCCAAAGAATAGCAGTTTCGATAACAAAATAGTATCCATCAGACGGGGAGGAAGTTGACATCCTCTCGTAATCTGTTTCCAACTCCGTGATTTGATTATAGAATGTTCTTTTGTCATTCCAGTCAAACGCAATTCTACGCTTGTCTTTTACAAATACAAGCTGACCATTCTGAATCAACAAACTAGACAGTCTTTCGGATGTAGTCACAACGACTGACATTGGGGCTTTATTCGCCGTATCTGCCATATTTTATTGCCTCCAAAATCAGGGTTAAAACTCTACTACGTCAACACTCCCGCCAGCAACGGTATCGGCATAATCCTTTGCAGACTGTAGGGTTTTCTCTTGGACTTTCGGCAGAACGGAATTTGCGACAATCTTGATAGCTTCCTCTAGCGTCTTGCCAGCGACAATCTTGTTGCCATCAGTCTCATCAAAGCTATCGACAGACGAGACAACAATATCTTCCTGAGTGCGAGGAGTGTTGATAACAGTATTCTTGCTCTTGTCTAGCCAAGCGATTTCGCCATCGTCAAGATAAAGAATATCATACTCGTCAATCATCCCATTGGTTTTAGCAGTCTCAATGTTGGCCTTGCTACCGAATGCGTTCTTTGATTTAATCGCCATACAGTATCTCCTTTTATTGTGTTAGCAGTTACATATTAAAACAGCCATATCGACTATTTTTTCAAAAAGAAGGGTGGTATATATCTATTTTCCCAAGATATATATCATTTCGTCTTTCGTTATTTTATTGTTATTGTATAAAGAAACAACCTTTGTCTCTTTAATGGTGTGGTTGTCATATAGGCGCTTTAAAGACTCTACAAACTGATTCATTTAAATCACCCCATCGCTTAATAGCATAGCTGTATATGCGTCAATAATTTCCTCTGGGGTTTTCATATTAAGAACCTTTAGCTGTTCATATTCGTATTCGTCAACCTCTTCCAATTGAACGGTATCATATCCGTCAACTGGAATTCGATATAGCGATTCTTCATGCCAAATATGTTTGCCATCAGAAGAATAGATAGCCTGCGCTTCCTCTTCATCGCAGAATATCATACGGTCATACTTCTCCTGATACTTTAGGTATATGAGTCTGTCAAGCACATCAACAACTTTGCCGTCTTTTACGACCTTGTAGAACATGCGCTCACCTCATTAAAAAGGGTGTCACATATTTCAGTGACACCCTTGCAATATAATTAGAAAGAAATCTCAATCAATACGCCGTTTTGTGTTCCAGCTGTATTGAATCCATATAGATCGCCCTGCTCGTTTACCGTATAGATATAATTTGTATACGAAGCGTTCTGCGAGCGAGTCCAGTAAGGCGTGTAATCGCCATCGACAGCTGCACGCTTCCTAGCATCATTAGATGTCATATAAGAAATGATTTCACCCTCGTTAACAAATGGCTCTCCGCTGACTTCATATGAATTACTAAGCTCGATAGCGGCAGGAATGGAGACGTAGCATTGAGATGCGCTAAGCTCTTTTGATCCATTGCCGATAGAAGAGTTAACCGTGACCTGCTTAATGAGAAGTTTAATCTTTACAGGCAATGCTTCATAGAATCTTGTATTCAAGAAACTATTCAGGTCAGAGCTAGTCCAACCGCCAGCGTTGCTTCCGTTCTCATTAAATACGCGCTTTCTGTCAAGAAGGTGCTTTGCAAGCAAGCTGAACGTACAACGCTTAGACGGCTCATTGCTGAGATAGTATTTTTTAAAACTACATACCTCAAGCGCTATGTTCTCATGCGTCCAACCAGCGAGCTTCTTGCAGACTGCATCGCCAAGGTCTTCGTACCAAATCTTGCTCCAATACACGTTGCCGACAGCATAGTTCTCATATGCGCCATCGTCAGCCTTAGAACAGCCGAATACAAGAGTGCTATCTATGATTGTTGACTTTGTTCTTTCAAGCTTTATAATATCGGGTTCGCCGCCATTAAGGTTAGAATAATATACATAGATATTATTGTCACCTTTTTTGTGTCTAAGTACAACCATGTCACGGCTGCCAACAGAACCAGCACTAGTCGAAGACGTACCCCAGCTCATCTTGATTCCGCTATTAGACCACAACTTAAATCCGTTTGAACCATTTGACTGGAAACATTGGGCAAGGACGCTTTTTTCAGATGTGCCGCTTAAGAATTTATAATCAATTGCCAATACGAAATCTTTGTCGGTATCAAAAAGCTTGATTCCTGTATCAACATAATTCTTGCCAGCAAAAACGGTTTTCTCAGAGATAACTGTTTTCGATGTGATATCATCATAATCAATATCATATCCCATATTAAACGAATATGCGTCACCAGCCTGAATGTTGGCACCAGAATTATCAAGACCTAGTTTTGTAATGGCATAAACCTCAACAGGTCGCATATCCTTTAGCTCTTTGCCAGCAAGGGCAGTTGGAGTATATGTAAACGTATCGAATATTGCATTTACGGTCTTATCGCCGTCAATAAAACCGCTCTTATCCCACCTATCAAACATATAATATTTATATGCGTTTTCCTCAAGGGTGTAAGTGGGAATTGCACCAGTGTATTCAACATTCTCACCATACAGTCCAGTAGATTCCTGAAGCGTCACGCCACGCGAGACATATTTAATCGTATAGCGTCTCGTTGTCTCACTATACGTTGCCTTGATTGTCCTGTCACTGAAGATGTTAGTCAACGGCAAATCCCATGCTTTAAACGTAAAGTCTGTGCTTACGGAGCTTGGCTTGGTGGGCGTGTCGATAGGATTGTCTACTCTCGTTATCGGGTCAACGGCATTGCCGCCCTTATCGACATACTGCGTATCAAGAACAGCATCATCATAGTTTACGAACTTGACAATAAACTGTTCAACCATCGTATTGAATACAATCTCTAAATCAGGCCACGCTTCCTGATAGTCATAGAGCTGCTGCTGCTTTACAATCGGGACATGAACCGTGCCAGATAACACAGCCCTGTCAACGTTGTATCCGTTCTTGTCGATACCAGCCATCTTATAGATTCTATCGAGAAGGGATGTATCGTCAAGAGTCCAGTCAATACCGATGATTCTTGCCCTGCTAACATTTCTGGCTTTATCGAGTAGGTCTTTGATGTCTACCGTATTGCAGTTCTCTATGATGAGAGTGGAGATTGAATCGTACCCAGCAATAGAAAGATTGGTTAGATACATTAGATTCTTCATGTTGATAGACGTAAGAGTAGCAGGCAATTGAGCCAACCTAATGCTACCACCGCTTGCAAATAGAACGCCCCTCAGCCCAGAACCAGAAGCATAAAGCTCCTCAAGATTCATGCACTTTGAGAAGTCCAAGCTGCTTATGAGATTGGGCGTATTCCTGATATCAAGTTTCTCAAGAAGCTTATTGTTTCCGATGACCAAGTTCGTCAAGAAGGTATTGGAGTATCCTTCTGTGGCATTACCGATAATCAACTCTTTTAGCTTTTCAGCCTTGGAGAAGTCGTTGTCATGTATGTAGCAGGCAGATATATCGCCGACAGATTGAATTCTTGATGCACCGTAGATAAGAACTGCGGTATCATCCATTGTATCATAGGGACACTTGATGTCGTACTGCTTGCCAGCCTTCGCCCTTACCTGAGTAGGCGTTGAGTTACCGAACATGACGGACAGATACATATCCGAGAACGGCGTAAGGTGGAGCGTGTAGTTTGGCGCAACAACGGCATCCTTTGGCGTATTGCATCTAAACATAATCTGGTCAGACGTAGCCGTATTGCCGATGAACTTGGTAGCCATATACATCTCTTGGTCGCGCTCAAATTGTCTGCGCTGATACTTCTTTTTGCCATTCATCATCTGCTCAAGGAATCGGGTGTTGCCGTCTTTATAAGGACGCTCATACTTGCGCACGTAGTCAACGCGCCAAAGCTCTTCGCACCACTCGTTCTGCTTCTCATCGAACTGATTGATAAGAGAAGATGCACTCCAACAGTTTTTACTTTCGCGGCTTACATACATCTTCTGAAGGTCGGGACCCATTAAATCACGGACGCGACAGAAGAACACTGACTCGGCTGCGTTAAACACATAGCCAGAAGATTGATCTCCCTCTGTGCGGTAGTCAGTATCTTCCTTGCCATAAGTCATTGTAAGCTCGCCGCTGTTGTTAATACCCAAAGCCGAGTCGTTATCATAGTCCCATAAATCAAAGCGGTATCCGTTATTGATTCCAGCAGCAGCATCATCAACCGTATAGTAAGCAGCTTTATCGCCAAGCGTTGCCGCTTCTGCCGTTGTAATATAATGCTTAGCCCAATGCCAGAAGGTATTCTTACTTCTGTTGTCTATCATCGTATATCTAAGCGTGAATAGATAGAAGTATGTAGCAGAATCAACAATAAACCAATTCTTGAGATTGTTCTTGAATTCCTCATCTGTAGATGTAATTACGAACTCATAGAAGTCTCGCCAAATCTGTTTATTCTTCGTTCTGATTTTAGTCTTTTCCTCGCTGCTTGAAATAGCTTCGCCGTCTTTTGAGTCTCCGCAACAATCATACCTAAACTCAAACGAACCATCCCAATCATTATACAAAGCGTCATATGCTGTATTGCCAGCAACCCATTCAGCTTTTGTGATAGGATATTTCATAGAACCATCAGGATTGGCAACGCCAGTTTGGAAGATGGAATTAGGCAATGTATTATCGCTAATCTCAACAGCGAATTCTTTCATATCGTCTGGGTCGTACGCTCTTGTAACATCTGTCTTCTTAGAGTCACCGATGTTGCCCAAGGCGTAGAAATGCCATGAGGTATCTTGGAATTCCCTGTGTGTAGTTAAATCTGTGTCGCTTTCCTTAATGAACACAACGCAGTTAACGAACTCCATGTCGTTCTTAATCTTAGAATCTCTACGAGTTGCAGGAGTAGCATATGGGATATAATCATTATATCTCTTCTGAAGATATGCGTTGTTCACCATCTCGGAGCTTGCGATATTGACTTTGACGTTGAACCAGTTATTAGGCACAGAGGTTCTAGTAAGGGCAATCTTGCCAGAGCCGTCAGTAACAACACTACCATCGCCAAGCGTAAGCTTTGTAATATAATTTGGGTCTAGCTCAATCTTGCTACTCACCTGATGCTTGCCATCAAAACCAGCAATAAGGTCGATGTTACGACCAGCTGCACCATACTCATTTGATGTAGTGCCTTGTCCAGAATGATAGCAATTCTCAAACTTCCAGTTGTCAAGAACTGCGTCACCATTCTTATAGATGCATTCGAAAGATGTATTGGCTACAAAGTCCTTCTTGTTATTGGTGAAATGCGGAGCTTCAATCTTGATAACACGCATATTAGGACAAGCATTGGCAACAGACTCAGGAGTCAAAAGCTTGTTCTCATCATAAATCTGGTTACGTGTATAGCGAGCAATCATCTCTGTTGCTGTACGTGCATCTGCAATAAAGTTAGACAAAATTGCCGAACTCGTAAGACTTGTATTATATGCCTTCATACGATAAATCAAAACATCGCAATCAGGAGAACCAATGGTTATTGGCACGGGGGAGTCTTGAGTGAAGGAATAATCACTTGTATAGCTCATTGGGCGGCATGGTGTGCCGTCCTCATAAGACATAACAATGGGAATATCAGTATCCTTATTGATATTGAACTCCCACTCAATAATATCTTCCTCGCTATATGGGATATATAAAGACTTTGCGCTTGATTTAATGTATGCTTCATGTACATTCATCTGAAGTCCGACATCAGATGTTGTACCAGATTGGCAAGTCAAGAACGTAGCATTGCTCTTCGCAACGTTGGTTGTCTTGAAAATCAATTTAAATTCCTTGCCATTCTTCTTGGCATCATCTGCAAAAAGACTATAAGAAATGGTTGCAGTGGTTCCAGCCTTAACGCCAAAGTATTGATCGCCATTATCATCAATCTGATATCCGCCGTTAACCCAGTCGAAATTATCAGATACGGTCATAGCAACATCGCCATCAGACCACAATCTATCGGTGTCGTTATTAGACTTACCAACAGGATTGAAATCAAATGCAAGACCAGCAATAACAGGCTCAACATCAATATCAAGTTTTTCAACATTTACCGTTAAAGTCTTAACAGTATCACGACAAGTAATGGTAAGTGTATGTGCGCCAATATCAGAAGACTTAAACTGCCATGTCTGAGTATTACTATCAATTGTCAGTGTTGAGACGGTTTTCTCATCGACAGCCAATGTTACCTGCGGCGTTTCAGTTGATGGGTCATATACCGTATACACAATGTTTGTCGTATCATACTGCTTAGCTGTAAACTTCTGTTTTACGCATCCGATTACGGGTTGGTCGCTTGTCGAATCATACCAAATAATATCTTTCACGATATGATTTGATTCAATCGCCTTGCCGTTAATCTCAGCCGTCATGTACACTTCGAGTAAATGAGCGCCATGTGTCTGAGCAGGAAGGTCATACGCCAAGGGGACACCAGAAACAGCAGTATCTACAGTTCCGATTTCATTACCGTCTAAAATAAAATGAACCTTCTTTTGAATAACGCCATAAGGAGTGTAATCAAAAGAAACTTTTCCAATGGGGTATGTAAAGCTATCATTAAAAGAAGATTCAAGCCTGACATCAACCCTTTGAACAGTCCAAGTCTTAGTTACAAGACTGCCAGCGTCATCAACAATACTAAGATTGACCTTGTGTGTACCAACTGTAATATGGTCGGTAATATCAAAAGAGTTTTCACCAGACGCAGCGGTATTCGTAGCAACAATAGAACCGTCAACTTTCCATGTCGCAGTACCATCGCCGCCAACATCGCCAGAAGAGTCGGTTCTAGAGAAGTTGTACTTGATAATAATCTTATCGTCTAACGTTGCCACAACGGGGGTTGTTGTGATATATGTAATCTTCAGGATGCTGCTGGTTCCGCCACCGCCACCGCCGCCTTGAATCTTGAACTGAGCTTTTGCTTCTTTTTTTTCGTCCGACTTGCCCTCGTTTTGAATTTCCCAAAGGGTATAAGTATGCTCTTCATCGTATGTGGCATCATATGTTAAACGAGGAGAAGTATCAAGACCATTAATGGTTTCTTCAAATTTAGCAACCTTATCGCCAAGCTTGGTCACATTTTCCTTATTTGCATTTGCGGTAGATGTCACAGAAGCAACATTGGTGTTGGTCGTATTAAGACTTGCTTTTGTCGCAAACTTCTCGTCTGCTTCTGTTTTAGCGTCATTAATCTTTTTGTCAACACCAGCTGTGTATTGCGTAGTCCATTCCTCGGTTGGGTCGCTTGTGATTTGAATTGCTTTCATCACAGTTTCGCCATTGTAGAACGTCATCTTACTGCCATCGTATGTGACATTGAACTTAGCAAGACCATCTAAGCTAGCAATTTGCTGCTTCACTTCGTCAAGTTGGTTAGAGATATCAATATTTTTAACAATATTGTCAACCTGAGTCTTGGTATAATAAGAAGATAACGCGGTGGCTACTTTATCATTCACAGCAGAAGAGACAGTTCCTTCAAGCTGAGTCTTTGCGGTATCAACAACCTGCTGTGCTTTGTTTGCAGATGCTTCTGCTTTATCAGCGTAATCAGAGATGCCGTCAACAGTTGTCTTTGCTTCCTGCGCATAGCGCTGAGCTTCTGCAACCTTCTCATTTACCTGAGTCATAAAGCTGGTAATCCATGTGTTATCAGGCTCAATGGCTCCGTTGCCAGCAAGAGACTTAAGTACGCTCAGCTGGTTGTTTGGCTTTGTCTTCCAAACATACTCATCGCCCTTTGAGTTTACGCCAGATGCAATAATCTCAAACTCAAGAGTGCCTTCAACGGCAGTTGCATTCTTACCAACAAGCCAACCGAATCTAATATACTCATCATTATAATATACATTTACAACGTTGCTACGGTCTTCATATCCGTCTTTATTGACATAATGAATAATAATGGTTGTGTTAAGAAGGTCAAAGCCATCATATCTACGTGGCATCTTAAATGGGATATATTGCGAATTCGATTCTTGCGTAAGGTTAATTTGCTTCTTATCAATTAAGACATTCTTTACATCATCAACATTTGAAATGTTCTCATCTGAATACTCTTCGTAATACAGGTAATTACTGCTGCGAGTCCAACCTTCTAACGAATTAGAGTTCACAGCGACAGCGGATTCACCATCAAGAGATGCAAGTGAGGTATCGTCATATACTGGCACATCGTCATCAAGAGACATAGGAGAGATATTGTTATCCATCATTCTTGCATTGTTATTTTCTTTAGCTTTATTTAACGAATCTTTAAAAGATAAACCCATTGTCATCCTCCTTTCAAACAATAATAAAAAAGAGGATGACAAATCACCCTCATATTATTCAATAAATATAAGTGCATTTAAAAACTGACAACCTTACGGCTATCTGCCAACAGTTTTGCAACGCCTGCTCCAAGCCCAAGGTCTGAGAAGTCAATAGCAGTAGTGCCATCGGCACCGCCATCAACGTTAAGAGAAACCTCATCGCCAATCTTGTTTACACCAGATAGAAGCTGTAGCGTTTGCTTATCTGCATCATACGCAATATTATCTGCCTTGGCTGCGTCATATGCATCGCCAAGATTAAGAAGCTCTTTGATTTGAGCGTCCATCTTGATAATCCTCTGGTCAAGCGCACCAAGGGCGCTATCTGGAACAATATCGCTCCATGCGCTAATAGGAATAATATTTAACTTTGCCGTGGAAGTCTTGCGAACGCGCTGTACGCTTTCTCCATTTTCATTCAAATCACTATAGATAAAAGTGAGCTGTAGTTCAACTTCGCCAGCTTCAGCAGTTAACTTACTATCAATAGGAACAACATATTTTAAATATTCTTGATATCCTTGTTCTGAAAGCTCAAGAATATCACTATAATACTTCTTGCTAATAGGCAAAATATATTCCATCACAACGGTACAAGCACTTATATCGTACCCGTTATATGTTGGCTCGGCAAGAAACCATAGATTATTAAACAACTTTGACCTCTGCATAATGCGTTCCTTTTTGCTTGCAGTCAAAGTATTGTCTTCATTTACTAAAATTACATAAGCCATAAAGACACCTCGTTTCATAAAACATTCATTGTATATTTGTTACCAACCGCGAGTATCTTCAATGAACGTATGATTAGATAAGTGATCTTCATATGATTCAACGATAATGCGGTATGCAATATCTACTTCTCCATTGGTCAGACCATTCTTACTGATAAGGTCTTCATATTCTTTATATAGTTTAAAAACTCTATTAAACTGCTCTTTGGTGACAAGAACATTAGAATTCGAAACCCTTGATGCAAAATCTATAATAGTATCTCTTTTATTATCGACAAGAATAGACACTATATCTTTATTTGCTTCATCGAGTTTTTTATCTAAGTCACGTACAAGTTTATCTTCCATCATAAGTTTATTGTTAACACTGTCAATCCATTTATCTCTCACAGAGATATTGTCTGCATTATAGTGTTTGTCAATATTGTTAACTATATTTTTTAAATCTTGTATCGTGTCTGGCAGTTCTCTAATTACTTTACGCTCTAGTTTCTTTCTTGAGAAATACTTCCTTATGCTCATAATCTCTGGGACTGCCTTGCCTTTAAAGTTTAAAAATTCACCAATAAGCTGAAGAACAAACAACACAGCAATCAAGGCAATCGCTATTTGAGATGGTACATTAAGATATTCTATATAATTAAGCATTTACATTTACGCTGCCTTTCATTCGATGTTGGCGTTCTAGTATATTAAAAAAAGACATAGGGAGGAGTGGTTGAAATCCTCCCTATGTTTGTGCATATATATTTAATTGTTATATTTAAAACGAACCAGCATTCAACTTACGCTGTAATGCCTTAACCATAGAAGATGGTGCGCTTACAATGCCATCCTGAGTGGTTCCAAGATAGCGCTGCAATGCCTTACATGTATTCTTGCCAAAATAGCCATCGGCAGATACGCCAATCTTTCTCTGTAGCGCCCTGACCATCTGAGAGCCACCTTTGCCAGTCTTCCATGAAGCACGTACAAGACCTCCGCGATTTACAGAAGCCATGTTGCCAGCGTCCTGACCGCTCACAATGCCATCAACAACAGTTCCAAGTCTCTTCTGAAGCGCCTTTGTTGTCGCAACGCCCCAATATCCATCAACGGACAGCTTACCAGATGAAGCTGGCGCAGAAGGAGCAGCAGTAGAAGAGCCACCAGACTTACTTCCGTTGGTTACATTGATTGCCGTATGCCGACTCTCGTTAAGCAACACGTCACCAGCAAGAAGATATGCATCGCTTGTAAGATACTTAGAATCTGTAAGCACCTGAAAACCAGCTACCTTAAGAGCGTTCTTCTCGCTCCAAGTCGTGATGCTTGGATTTACATTCTGCATAGCGGTATTACCGAGACGATAACCAGCGCCCTTGACGATAGCGGCAACACCACTAGAACAGTCTGCTTCGCATTTAATTGTAATCTGAGCAGGGTCATAATTTGATGCCTTTAGATGATTCCAAAATGTAAGGCGCTCATTCTGGTCATAGCCGACCAAGTTATTCTGAGCTGCCTTGATAGCCATATCTGCAATAAGATTGCGAGTCTTTGCGTCTGGATGTCTAAGCACTACATTCCAGCTATCATTCCACCAAGGACGAATATACCATTCTGTCTTAGACTGATCGCCAGCCTGACCGCCGCTATATCTATTGCGTTCATCATGTCCGCAGTTAGAAATACTCATATTACTTGACCTCACTTTCAACAGTTTTGTTTTCAGTGAATACCTCTCTCATTGTCTTGAGAGCGTCATCAATGGTTTCATCAATCCAAGCAATCAACGCTTCTTGGTCTGTAACCTTTGATAGAACTGGGTACTTCTCGAAAATCTCCTCGATTACCTGAGCGCGTTTGACAGAACCAGCTTTCTTATAATCCTGCCAATCAATCTCAGCATCGGTAATCAACTTAAGCATAGTCTCCTGAACCTGCTTCTTGGCAATTGCAATCTTCTCGTCATCTGACTTGCTAAAAAACTCTTTTGCCTTCTTACCGATAGAAATAAAAAGCGCCACGATAACAATGATTACAGTCCAATTATCATTGACTAACTGAAGAAAATTCTGAATAGCATATAAAGCATTGAAGTCAACGTTCATAAAATCACTCCTTAAAATGACGGGTCATTTGGCGCGTCATCACATGGTTCATCTTCTGAAGCCGCCTGATTACGCATAGCGGTTTCATAAACTATCCCATTCTTTGTGTTCTCGGCCTTAGACTTGCTAAAATACGCCCAGATGATTGGAGCCATCGCAGCTGGAATGCCAAGCAGCACATACAATGCGCTCGTATCTTTAAGTTCAACCATAAGCCGCTCACAGAAAAATACAATCTGTAAACATATTACTAAGGATACAAACAAAACAATCTTACTGGTTGACGGCATCTTGAGCTTGAAGCCGTACTTTTCTCTTTCTTTGCGCAACTTCATTTCTCGTTCTTTGCTCTGATTCATTCTTTTAATAACCTTCATCTGAGCATTATAATCTCTATCAGATATATAATTCATAGACAATCACCGCCAATCAAATTATTTCTCTTCTGTTTCTATGCATACAGCTTGACACCCAAGTTCTTTATATACACTATTAAATCTTTCAAGCGGATACGCGACCTCGCCAACAAGAGGGTCTATTACATATACGCTGTCTAGCTCTATTCTGGTCACAACAACACAATGCGGATTTTTGAATAGTCTATATCCATTTGACTCATAATTTGACGGCAGTGGGTCATTTAAATACATAGTTACCCATACAGCAGACGGGAACTTTAAATCAGTCAAATTCGTGCCAGTATATTCAACTGCAACCTTATTGCTATTTTTTAAAAATTTATTTGCAGTTATTACAGAACATGGTGCCATACAAGCCCATCCGTCTGTAGCGCTATACGGATTTCCCCAAAAGCTATATACGAAATCGCTACCGTCACTTTTTGGCATGGCATCAGCAACATCGAATTTAGTTACATCTGCACCGTTCATTCGCAATAGTGTTCCAAGAGCGGTTGCTTCACAGCCAGTAGGAAGTTCAGGCATTTGTAAATCCTGCTTTTCATCAAAAACATACTTCGCTGGCTTATCATATAATATCGGTATTTCAACATCATGTTTTGCAACGGCATTCTGTTGCGCACTATTACACGAAACAAACATAATCATAAATGATGCTAAAACAGCAACGATAAAAATAACAACTACCTTATTAATACGTCTATTCACAACATCACCACGAATTCTTATATACCCAAAAGCTCTTTCAACTTGTCTATCGTAATTGTAGTCACAGAACCATCTGTATCAACATATAATAGTTTACCAGCTTCAGAGCCATCACCAGTCAAATCAGTATACTTTCCAGAAGTAGCAACCGAACTTAGCGATGGCTTATCTTTTAAATCATTGTAGCTTCCTGATTTAGCAACAGGCCCTAAATCAGATATATCACTACAACTCAATTGTTTTGCAACTACTTTGTCCTTATCATCAAGAGACAGCACTTGACCTTTCTTAGCCTTATCACCAATCAAGGCGGTATAACTGCCAGACGTAGCAATCTTTGCCAAGTTGACAATAACGCCAGAGTCAATCTTAACACCAGTATCAAGCTCTAGGCTTCGAGCCATAATATTGCCACTGATATAGAGTTCGCCTTTATCATTGACATTAAAGACAGATTCATTTCCGTTAGTAATATCAATAACGTTATCATTTTTAGGACTAATCGACACCTTGTTGTTGCCGTGACTTACCTCTAATCCATTATCATTGAAGACAAGTGTGCCAGCGTCATTCTTTAGCTCAATATTCTTGCCTAAGAATAGCTTGCCAATAATCGTCTCAGCATTCACGCCATATGCGCTAACAGTATCACCAGTATCGGGATCGGTATAATAGTATTTGCCTATAGCCGTCTTTGTCGTAGCCCAATTATCATCGGTAATTGCAATCGTTGAGTTAATAATCTTCATCTGTGTAGGCTCATAGTCATCTGACACTTCGTCAAACTTTCTGAATAACATACCATGATTATCCCATGATTGCGTCTGATTATCGGAACCTCCGACAATCTTTGTGTGCGTCACGTCAAAACCATTATCAAGCCAATTGTTTACAACAGTAGTTCCCTTTTCGCCTTGCTTGGCCTGTCTTTGCACATAGCTATAAGACGTAGCCATTGAAGAAGCTTGTTCCATAACGCCCTTGATACTCTTGATTGAACTCTTAACCCTGACGGCATCAGAGAACTCAACCGAGATATTGTCTAGGTCATCATAATCTATAGTGTATTCAATCAATCTAAGCTTATATAGTTTATCGTCAACCATGACCCTAAGCCAATTACCGATAGCAAAGTCGTTAACCAGCGGCGCAAATTTACCGATAAGCAAAAGGTTCTTTAGGTCTGCACTGATTGTAGTCTGTAATTCAGAGGACTTATATATTTCATCGTTGGCAACGCTAATAAATTCATTTGCCTTCTTAAACAACTCAGCATTGTTAAGACCGTCTGAAATATAATTCTCATTAGAGTATTTATCTTCTCTACGGAACGAGCAGAATTCAAGCCACAGATTAGCACCACCAGCATTATAATTCGTTAGATACTGCTGAAAGTTAAGGATGTCTTGCGTCTTATCTTTTTCCTCGATAATATAGTTCTGTAGACCATATTCTTTCAATTCTCCATCACCATCACGTCTGCCAGATATTAGATAAATCTCATCTTGGCGAGTCTTCATCTCTGCTTCAATAGCGTTCATTCTGTCGATATATGGAGTGTAAAGCTTGTCATATAACTCTTTAGACCACGAAGAACCTTCGTTTACACCTTGCTCTACAAGGATGTCTATACAACTCTGACAAGCATCATGGAAAGAAATGAGTCTATTTAGACAATACTTTTGCAATTCCTTTTTAAAATCATCCAACGAGCCGTCAATATCAAATAATTCAGAAATTCCATATTTGTTCTCGCTATCTTCCTTTGCAAGAGTTTTGTCAATCTTTTGCTTGATAAAAGTTTCATAGTCGCTATTTATCGTTACGCTTATTTCTTTGCTTGTAAACTTATCTTCTTCATCAGAATAATTAGTCACATCAAAGCAACCAGTCCACACTCTCGTTGTAGCTGGTTTAGTTCCAGACAAAGTAGAACCATCATGCACTTTGACCCTATACCTAGTAGAATCAACAACCACCTTTGCCATAGACAAAACAACACTATCGGCAGTAGCGACAGATATATTATCTATCTTTTCAACTGCAACAGGAGAGAGATTTGCAGCCGTAAGTTTAGCGGCTTCTTTCTCAGCATTGGTATCACTCATCTCAACAGTCGGCATCAACCCGCTTGTAAGATACAATCCTAAGTCAATCGTATTATAATAAGCATTCATCAAAGCAGGATAGCCTTTTACTGGCAACTCAATCTCTTGAATATCGTTGTTGTATCCAACTTCTTTTTTGATTGCAAGATGCTCATTTTTTGAACTGAACAATCTTTCATCTTCTGACGATTTAAGATATATACTTTTAGAACTGTACTTAACCACGAGTGCATTATATTTATTAACGACATCTTCTTTATCGCCCAAATAAACATAATCATTCTGATACTCTGCATATAGCTTGTTGTAAGAATCAATAGCTTTAACAAGCTCATCTGACATATCATATTTAGTATCGTCAGAAATATACCAGATATAATCACTACCATTAGGGTTACAGTTTCTAATGGTAGCCGTCATTAAATCGTCTCCACCCTCAAGCTTAAAACAATTCTTGATAGAATCAGTATCAGATGACATGTTAATGCTATCTGCAATCTCATCAGACGTTACAAATATAGTCGTATCTTCACCATAGCCCTCGTCAATATCCGAGCTGCCGCACTTAGGGCATACATCCGTATACTCACCTCTGTACCCACACTCGTGACAATTTGATTCAAGGTCATAAACAGAAACGGATCTATTTAAATTACCATACTTATCTGCATTAACATCAAACGCAAACAGGCATTTAATTTCTTCTGCAACATCTTGAAAAGCATCATAAATAGATTTGTTATCAAAAGAAAACGTTCTTTGAATCTTTGCAATTGTAGAATCAACATGCCTGATTGTATAGTGCGGAGCTTTTTCCATCAGTCTATGCAAAAGAGAGGAGCTTGGTCTATCTGGATTATAGAAAATAGTCGGATGGTCTTTATCATAATCTTCTCTTGCGATATCGTCTTCAGTGTTAATTTCAATATCATATAGCATGATTTGAGACAATTCGGCGCATCCAAGATTAGTACCAGTCACAGTTTTGACCGTTTGAGTATCTTCATCTGTCTCAACTGTAATCTCAAACCATTGATTCCACTCTAAACAATATATAAGCCTAAAATTGATAATCTCATCCCACAGATTGTTCTTATTTTCATCTACTGTTTTATATACCTTGAACGATATCTCAGCAGCGTCATTCATCGAATCAATTGATTCTATTTCAACAGCGTCTATTCGACCAAGTTTATCGCCATTCTTTTTTGCTAATATAATCGTTGGTGATTGTGGATTATGAGCAGCATCAAAGTCAATCTTTATAGCCATATAAACCACCCCAATTATATAGTGACCTTAACTATAGGTGAATAAGTTATCCTAACAACACATGGTAGAGACAGCGTTATTTTATTCTTTTTGTCTCTAAATGTATTCTCTAATCTAAAGAAAGACCAGTTGAAATCGTTCTGTATCTTATGAGAATCCAAAGAAGAGCTAATCACTGGATATGACACTTTGATAACTTCTCCTGTTTTACAATTTGCAATTCTCATCACTCTATTATTAAAAGAATTCTTCATTGTAAAATCACCGTCTTTTTCTATGGTGATTTCCATATCGGGATAAATGCAGCCTTCTTCATCAGACTCATTGTAGATAACATTTATACCATTATCTGAACTATTCTTAATTGTAGTGACAATAGGCTCTCTTATGGCGAATGGTCTATTGGTAAACATCTCAAGCTCAAACCCATAAATCATACCGTTAACTTCAATTCTGCTTACATTAAATGAAGCTTCAAAATAGACACCCGAATATTCATCGTCAAGTAATCTAAATTTATGGAAACCTTTTCTGTTCAACCAAGACATGATGTTACGCATCTCATCGAATGAAACTGTATCGGTTTGATTGGAGTCGCACTTGTTCTTACATATCTGAAAGGTCGTATTAAGACAATCTTCATATGTAGAACTCGTTAATTCATGCTTCATTCCGTTCAAGGTCGGTACAGTATTAAAAGTTATCTGCGAACCATTATCTATTGTATCGACATCGCTTGAATCAAACTTGCAAATAATAAATCCAAGATCGCTCAGCTTGACACCATCGTATTCAAAGTCATATGCTTTCACCGACACACCTCCAATCGCTCGAAGTTATATTTATTTTAAAAGAAAACGAATGATATTCCATCTACCCTTAAAGACCTCTTCATTCATAATCTTCTTCATTTCAGTTAATTCTCCGACAAGTTTATCGTAAACCTCGCCTTTGCTCTTAAGGTCTTCAACGATTTGTTCCATTTCAACACGAAGAGAATCTACTGAACTAATTAGCTCATCCTTCTCATCGCAATCTATTTCAAGCTCGGAGATTCTTTTCTTGAGAGATTCAATTTCATTTGTCTGTCTCTCAATGATTCTACTTTTAATATTCGATTTTCTATTTCTTTTTCCAGTATTCATACTTCTACCTCGTTTCAAACAAAAGAGAAGGGGAGTGGATATAAACCACTCCCCACTCAACAAGTAGGCTATATTCTTCGGCTATACCAACCCGTAGCCTTCGGGGATTAACGAATCGCCTTGCCCTTTGCTAAGCTGCTCTTACCTGCAATGGGGTCAATAGTCATAGACATGATAAGACGCTCAAAATTCTTATCATGCTGCATAGACTTAAGCAGTTCGTCATAATTCTTGACATTAGGCAGATTAAATACAACCTTGTCAAGATTCTGAGTGTATGTTGTCTTATTCCCAACATTAGCACCAGTATCAATCTTATCAAGGTCAAGATTGTCCTTGATAAAGTCAGATGGATTGTTTGCCATATTCCAGATATTAGAGCTTGCAGCAGATGTAAGCACGCTATCATTCTTGGCAAGAGGAGTCAAGATAGCTCCGTCAGATGGGCGCATAATCATCTCGGAACCATTTTCCTGAGTCCAAGCCATCTCATTGTTTCTGATATTCTTAGCGCCAAGTGCGTATGCGCTAACATCAGATTTCTTAAACCAACCAGTATATCCACTTGAAAGCTTGTGCCAACGAGTTAAGATATAACCATTGCGTTCCTGTAGAACAGTGTAGATTGGGTCGCTGCCAAACGTCTGTCTGCCGCCACCATTACCATAAGAGTCTGCGTAAATTCTAGCACCACCAGCGTTAATCGTACCACCAACAGTGACTTGTTTTTTCTGCTGTTGCTGTTGTTGCTGCTGAGTAGGAGTAGAAGAGGGCTTTGGCGCTGGCTTCTCAGTTGCAGCAGAAGAAACACCAGCAGCCTTTATCTTTGTGCCAGCAATCTTATTAAGCTGAGTAATCATATTCTGGATATTGGTATTGATATATCCAAGAGCAGTGTTGGTAGTAGTCAGAGCTGTGTCAAACTTAGTACCATACATTGTAATTACGCTTGAGATACTGCCATTACCAGACAGCCAAATTGTATTCATAGACTCAGACAAAGTATAGCCAACCTTATCAGCCTGAGATTCTATCGTAGCTCCGATAGTAGAAGCATTGTTATTAATCTCAGAAATCATATCAGCCATGAGAGCATCAATATCATCAAGACGCTGATTTAAAATGGTTTCGTAATCATTGTATAAATCATCAAGCATTTTCTGCTGATCTGAAATGTACTGTTCGTATTCCGTCTCTTCTAAGTCAGATTTAGCTTCCTCAAGGTCTACCTTAATTTGCTGAATCTTGGCCTTAGTCTCCTCAGATACATCACCCTGATATGCAGCCATCTGCTTCTCAAGGTCTGCGATATCCTTTGTGCTTTCCTTTATCTTTTTCTGATAGTCATATAAATCCTTGGCTGCGTCAAGAGCATCATTGCGCTTATCAATAAGCTTCTGTAATGAATCAAGCTCCTTATCAATACCATCAGAAACCATGTCCTTAATAGAGTTCTTCATATCTTCTGCATTAAGAATTGCTTCCTGCTGTGCTTCGATATACTCTTGCAGCTGATTCGCAATATCCTGATTATATGGGTCTTTGGCGAGGTCTGCCTGAAGCTCTTTAATCTTCTTAGCATACTTATTAGCCTGAGCCATATACACGTTATATTTAACACCGTACTGACCCATAGTAGCCATACCTTCATCGGTAAGCTGACCGTTATCTTCATAAAGCTTCTTGTTGCTCATAAGATTAATCAAGAATTCAGATTCATCAGCAACCTTAGAAATCTTATCCTGAATTAGATCGAACACTTCCCAATCGAGTTCACGCAGATTCTTTTCATACTCAAGAAGAGAAGTGTTGCACTCTTCAATGGATTTAGTGACTTCATCCACTGAGTTGACCATTGAATACCAGCTCTCGCTATATTTTTCAATAGTGCCACTATTAACGGCGTTATTAAGCTCAGAAATCATTTCGTCACGTTGCTTCTTAAGCTCTTCCTGCTGTTTCTTAGCATTGGCAGACATTGCATCGTAATATTTACCAGAGGTAATATATCCAGCAGTCTCAGTCTGGGACACAAACTCATCGAGCATGTCTTTCTCATGCTGGATTACACCAAGATATCCATCATACTTAGTAGAGACGTTTTCAAATCTCTGCTCATAGAGCTTTGATTCAGACTCGCGCAAATCATCAATCGCATCTAAACAATCTAGCGCCTTATTATACCAATTCTGATAGTCTTGTATCTTATTATTAAGGTCTTCGTTTGTGATTTTCTCAATATCTATCGTGCCGTCTCGCACCTTTGCGGCATAGCCAGCGTCAAGACCAACAGAGTTCGCTTGTTGAATATAGCGATTATAAGCCTGATTCTGTAAGTCAATCTCTCTTCTAGTCTGACTAATCTGGTCATTGAGAGCGGTGCCGCGCTTAGTCCAGTTCTTGTATGTACTTGTAGCAGTCTTATCAAGTCTTGAAATTGCTCTTTCAACACGATCTAAAGCAGTCTCAATCCAGTCAAGAGTTTCTTCAAACTTATCTGCTTCTTCATTCGCACTGGAATTTGAGTTAGAGTTAGAGGAAGGCGATGAAGAAGAAGACTTTGAACTAGAAGAGGAAGATGACCTTGTCTTTACAGAAGAACCCTTATTGGCACGTCCAATGCCGCCAGAACCACGACCGAATGCGGTGCCAGACACCAAGGCTTTGCCACGACCACCACCACTTGTAACATAGCCATTCTTAAACAATTCCTCAGATTGTTTATGATTAAAGACTATATCGCCTTTTTTATATTTTACAAACTCAGCACCGTTATCGCCAACTGTAAAGAAATGACCGTCTCTTACAATAACTTCTTGCCCAAGCTCGCCCATAAGAGCCGTGCCATTTTCTTTCGTACCCCAATTACCTTGAGCAAATGCAGTCCCGTTTACATGAGCAGTGCCATTTGCGCCGCCGCCGACAATCTCTTTTACCTTGCCAGCCACAGAACCAATTACATTAGCAACATAATTCACAACGCCAGTTTTTGTCGGAGGTGTATAAGAATCAACCTTTGAACTATCAACACCATATGACGCAGTTGCGTTTTTATCATTTGGCTGATAAGAATCTGGTTGCGAACTGTCTTTTAAAAATCTTGCAATGGCTTCTTTTTGCCCGGGCTGATACCCATCTACTTCACCAGAGTCTTTCAAGAATTTTGCAATTGCCTGCTTTTGTTCTGGCGTGTAACTATCTGGGTCAGCAGAGTTAGTTAGGAATTTAACAATTGCAGCTCTGTCTGCTGGCTGATAGTTATTTACGTCTCCGCCATCAACAGCATACTTAGCGATTGCTTGCTTCTCGGCTGGAGTGTAATTATCAACATCACTAGAATTTTTAACAAAATTAACAATTGACGTTAATTGTTCTGGCGTGTAATTATCTATATCTTTTGTATTTTTAACAAAATCAACAACAACCTGTTTTTGCGTATCTTCAAGCCCATCTAAAAGATCCGGATTTTTTGCAACAAGCTTAACAACAACTTGTTTTTCATCGTAACCAAGGTCTTTAAGAACGTCTTGATTCTTTGCAACAAATTCTATAGCAACTTTCTTTTCATCGCCATTAAGTCCAAGACTGTCAAAAAAGTTTGGATTCTTAGCAACAAAGTCAATTATTACTTTCTTTTGTTTCTCGTCATCAAGCCCGTTCAAAACGCTTTCATTGTTTGCAATGAAATTTACAACAACTTCTTTTTCTTCATCAGTTTTAAGGTCATCAAGAATACCTTCGTTTTTAGCAACAAAGTCTACGACAACTTTTCTCTGTTTCTCATCATCGAGTTTATCGAGAATGTCTTGGTTATTAACAACAAAGTCTATGGCAATTTTCTTTTGATCTTTATCTAAATCCTTGAGTAAATCTGGATTCTCTGCAACATACTTTAAAAGTATCTCTTTCTCGCCATCTTTTAAATCAAGGTCATTAAGAAAATCAGCATTGTCAGAAACGAAGTCTACAACGACTTTCTTTTTATCATCATCAAGTCCAAGATTATCAAGAAAATCAGTATTCTCAGGAAGGAATTTAACAATCTTAGTTGCTTCTTTTTCTGTATAATCATCAACCGAGCTTGTATCTAATTCAAGACCAATCTTTAATTGGTCATCGGTAATTAAACCAGCTTGATGCTCCATCAATAACTTAATATCATTAAGAGTATCATTTGCTTCAACTTGCAAATCAACCGTAGCATCAATAGTAAGATCGCCTGAATCAAGTTGCTTTTTAATATCTTCCTTTGAAGCATCAACGTCTATACCAAGCTTAACTTTTGTATCATCATCAAGTTTAGCAATCTTATCAACAATATCGCTCATACTCTTATCAACTTCAGAAGTATCTACACCTTGAAGTTTCATTTGATTTAACTTCTTTTGTTGAGTCCGATACTCCTGCATAAGCTGCAATGGCTTTTTCATACTGTCATCAACTTGACTTGCATCAAGTTGCATATAAACAGGGTCGGCAAGTTTATCATAAGCAGCTTGTAATGTACTGGCAATATTTAATGCATCTTGTGCGCCATCCACACTCAAGTCGATAGTGCCATCGTCTCTTCTGAAGGTGTCAAGCATTTCCTTTGCTTTATTTAGGTCGTTAAACACCGTCTCTGCGTCAGTTGAATCAAAGTGGAATGTATAATTGTCAAGTCCAAGCTTTTTTAATTTTTCACTAGACTGTGCAAGCTCATTTATCTTTTTATTTGATTCTACAGCAGCCTTTTGTAAATCTGCAAAATTAGTATATGTGCCATCCATATTGATAACGAAACCAGCATCTTCGGCGGCGCGTTCAATAATCTGGACAAGCTCTTTACTAATTCCCATCGTCTTGGCGATTGCTTCTTCACCATTAACACCAAAGTCAAAAGATATAATTTCGCCATTTTCACCGCGCTTGATATTGCCTTGTCCAAGTTGGTCTACTGCTTCAAGGAAATTGTAAACACCGTCATTGGTAGATTCACCATCTTTATTCTGCGTAAAGAAATCTTTGACAGAATAGGTTGTGCCATCGATTGTATTACCAAGCGTTTTCCATCTATTAGTATAATCATCTATCGAATTAAGCTGGTCATAGCTGAACATATCAATGAATGCCTTAGAAGCATCGTCAAGCCAGCCACGAGAAAGCTCATCGTCAACTTCTTCAAATCCCTTTAAGACATTTTCATACATGTCTCTATCAGAACCAGCAGATTCAGCATTTTGCCATGCGTTATATTTAGAAGCTAAGCCCTCATATTGAGCTGCTAGTTCTCCTAAATCATTTATTTTCTGACGAATATCTTCTTGTTTAGAAACAAGATTGGCTCGCTCTTCGGCATCGGTGCATGTTGCAATTTGACCAGTAAGATCATTATATTTATCTCTTAAATATTCTAAGTTAGAAGTAGCATCTTTGAGCTTGCCTTGCGCATATGCCTGTTCAAGCTTAGTATATTCTTGTGTATTTAAACGAACACCATTAGATGTTTCTTCGAAAAGTTTTGCGGCATCATACCCAGCGCCTTTTAATCCCTGATAGCGGCTCTTTAATGCGTCTATTGAATCTGCCGTTAAACCAGTAGCAGACTTAGATTCTGCAAGTGCGGAATTAAGCTTATCAAGACTATCGGTTTCACCAGCTATATCAATATCAAAATCCATTGCTTCTAAATATTTTGCTTCGTCTGCAATGGCCTTTTTGATGTCATTGACATTCATGTCTTTTAATTTAAGCTTTAAGCTAACAGCAGCTTCTAGTTCTGTTTTAGTCAAGCCATTAACTATTTCATTTGCAACATCTTCGCTTTTGCCAGCATTAATAAGTTTTTTTTTAAAGTCTTTAACCTGTTTAACCGTATCATCATCTTTAATGCCAAGAGACATTTGCAACTGATATTGCATGTCTTTGTCAAGACCACTATTTTTAATAACATTTTTAACATCATTAACACTCTTGACATATTCACCAACAGTACAATCTCCGCTATTAAGCTTAGACTTCATATCAAAGAAAATTTCAAATTTCTTCTGCTGACCATCATCAAGTGAATTAATGGTATTTAACATATCATTGATATAGTCATTAAGCTTATTGGCATCCCATTTAATTTTATCGCTATTAAAGAATTCGTAATCCATATTTGGAATCATGCCATTAATATAACTTTGCATTTTACCAGATATGTTTTTATATTTTCCATCAATAAACGCATTGCCAATTGTAGCTTCCGCTATGTCCTGCATTCCACTAGCAGCTTCTTGCATTGATGATTTAGTTTCAGAAAGCACTTTATTTACAGTTTCTTTATTCTCCGTAATTACACGTGCTATAAATTTTTGTCTTGATTCTCCACTGTATTGGTCGTATTTTTCACCATAATTACTCAAAGCATCTGTTATGATTACAAGATCATCAGCGCTCATTTTATTAATGGCTTTTTTCAAATCATTACTTTTTGTTAATCCTTCAAGAGTGTTTAAGGCGTGTAAATTTGCTTCTGTTGACGTTCCTTGTTTCCATTTGTCTTTATTAAAAACATCGTCCGCTTTATTCTTTGAATCTTTTGCAACATCTTCTGCTTCATCTAGGATTTTATTATTATTTGTTTTTTCAAGCTTATTGTATGCTTCCGTAAGCTTGTCAACATTACCAGCACAGGTAAGAATTGCATTGCCCTGAGCGTCATATCCGCTAATAAGTTCTGGAAACGTATCGCCAATCTGATTAACAATATCTAAATACTGTTGATACTCATCTGTATCAAGATTTATGTTTTCATTAGTTGACGTATCAACACCTTTTGATAATTCGGCATATGAATCTGCAACTTCATTTATAGTAGCTTTTGCATCTTTTAATTCTTTTTTCTGATTACCATATTCTGTAGTAACATCTTTAACTTTATCAGCAAGCTCATCTTCGGCATTAATCCAGCTCATAAGGGCGCTAACGCCAGCAGAGATTAACATGCCAATTCCCATTGAAAGCGCAGCATTTAACGCCAATGTTGCCGCTTGTAATGCAAAAGTTTTAACCGTAGAAACAGTTAATTGCACTCCGTAACCAGCAAGAGACGCTTCTGCTCCATCTAATCCAGAAAGATAACTACCTAACTGAGGATTAAATGTAGAAATTGCCGAAGCAAATTTAGATTGGGTCTGCCCACTTTTATCAACGAGATTGTTGTAAGCAGAAATAATATTTTTGGCATTTGTCATCGAACTCGATGTTTTAGATATAACACCAGTCGCTTCTAGCTGTTTCTTAGAAAATTCACCAAGAGCTTCATTTGATAAATCCCAAGATTTTGCAAAATTTTTAGCTGCTTCTGATGCACCCGACATGCTTTGTTCTATAGCACCGCTTACATCTATTGACATTCCGTCTTTTAATTCAGATTGCATCTTAGACATCAAAGTCTTAAACTCTTTTAATTTTGCAATATCATTATCAAGATTTTTGACAAATCTCATTCCACCATAAGAGCCATCAATTTTAACTGAATTAAAATCAAAAACTTGACCGCCGCCTTGAGACTTAGAGTTTATTTTGTTAAATACTTCTCCAACTATTTGACCAATGCCCGAAAATGCATTTTTAATAGACGAAAAAATTGTTTGTGCTGTTTTTCCAAACGCCTTTAATTCTCCAGTTTGCTCATCTATATGAAAATCAAAGAACTTTTTACCAGATAAAGACATTGCTGCACCAGCAACAGTTGCAACAGTTGGTATAATGCCAATAGTATCTATAACTTTATTAAGAATATTGATTGCTTCTGTAGCGCCGCTAACAAGCCCCTTTAGAAATCCAGAATCTAAAGCGGTATTTGAAATAGTTTGAAGTGAGGATGTTAATGAGTTTAGCCTACCCTGAAGACTGTTTGCATATTTTTCTTGCTCCGCCATTGCGCTACCAGCAGAATTTTCAGCAGACTCGGTTGCTTGTGCGACACGATCCCAGTTTTGAATCAGAGCAGCAACTTCGTTTGCGCGGTTTTTACCAGCAATTGTCTCAAGAAGGTCTGCTTTATCAGAATCAGTAAGGTCATCATATATATCTGCAATACCCTGCATGATTTCATATGTAGATTTAAAATCACCAGTATTATCAAATATATTTACCTTACCATGCGTAAGATTAAGAACCTTACCCTGCATCTGAGATAAATTCTCTACATTCTCATCAGTTTCTTCACCGAGGTCTTGCAGCTCGCCTTTCATACCACGAAGACGCATCGACAAAACCTTAAGGGAATTACCAGCCTTTTCTGGATCTTGTGTAACTTCTGTGATACCAGTAACCATACCAGCAGTTTCTTCTAGGCTGTTGCCAGCAAGACTCAATGCAGATGCAGAACGCTTAACCGCTTCACCAATATCGGCTGCGGTAGTGGCATAGTTATTATCAATTTCATTATAAACATCGGCAATATGCTCTGCTGCGGCAGCGGCATCGCCACCAAACTGCTTCTTCAACTGAGGTTCAAAACCTTTATAAGCAGTTAAAAGGTTTTCCATTGAAGTTTTTGCATCAAGGTCTGCAATGTGCTGATAAACAGATGTAATCTCAGATAATCTAGCGGCTGTATCTGGATCGCTAAAACCAGCTCGACTCCAATCGGCAGTCTGAGAAATCAAATCGGTAAGAGTAGCGCCATATTTTTGAGCAGAAGTGGTCAAAGTGTCATACACGTCAGAATACTGCGAAGACGTAAAATCAGTTACACGATAAAGCTCTGTTAACTTTGTGTCAACGTCAAGAACATTCTGGAATCCTTCTTTAACTGCTTGTATACCAGTCACAATAACAGAAGCAGCGCCAAAATATGAAGACAGTTTTGTGAACTGCATCTTTAACCTATCGCCCATGCTTAGGCCAGTTTTACCGATAATCTCAGCTTGTGTCGTTATCGTTTTGAATTCAGATTGTATTCCACTAAATCTAGTAGCGTCACATGACTTTAATTCTGCTTGAAGACTACGAATTTGTCCGCCAAATGTCTTTGCTGCTGCCGAATTTCTTTTAAGCCATGCATCCATAGACATAGAAAGATTATTTGCCTTAGACCTTAATTGCATGGCGGCAGCGGCTTCTTTTTGCGCACTTGCTTCTGCCTTAGCAGCGGTAGCAGCATCTCTCTCTTTGTTTGCCACAATAGACAATTGATTCTTTACCGTTTCTAATGCGGCATTATACTGATTAACTGCAACAACATTATCTGCAAAATTTTCAGTATCAAACAGATTTTTCTTCGCGTTTTTATAAACGTTATATGCTTTTGTCAAATCTTCAGATGGATTATTAATCTTGTTATATTTAGAATCAACATCAACCTTAGACTGTTTTTCAGCTTTATATGTGTTAATTAATTTTTGTCTTTGTGTAGCGGCATTAGCAGCAATTTGAGCGGCAGCAGCTTGTTCTTTAGCAGCCTGTCTAGCAGCTTCAGCAATTTGCTTTTCAGCAGCAGCTTGTTCTTGTGCAGCAGCTTTGGCTTGTGCAGCAGCTTGTTTGGCGGCAGCAGCTTCTTCTGCTTTTGCCTGCTTAACGGCGGCAGCTTCTTCAGCAGCGGCCTGTTTAGCGGCGGCAGCAGCTTTCTTTTCTTCGGCAGCTCTATCGTAGAGATTATGAGAAACTTTCGTACTCGTATTCCATACGCCAGTGCTATTGCCTTCTTCGTCAAGCTTCTCTTTTGCTGTTATAACTGCTTGAATTTTCTTTTCTGCTTCATCTGCGCCTTTAACGGTTAATGTAAAAGTATGGTCATCTTTAAACGATGCATCAACTTTTTCTACGGTAACTAAAGAATTTTCCAATTCTTTCATAAATGCATCAATTGAAGAATTATTAAATTTCATTCCAGCAAGTTGGCTTCTTAATTCTTCAAAACCATTTTCAGATTTTTCAATAACGGCAGTAAGTCCAGACAATTCCTTTTTTGCATTACTAGTATCTGCATTAACCTTTATATTATTAGCAGCAGATTTCCCAGTCATGCCTTTAACAGCACTAGTAACATCTTTTTTTAAACCAGTGACATCGGCAGTGAACTTTATCTCATTCCCGTTTTTGCCAAACGCCTTGATGCCATTATTTAACTGGTCTACGATATGCTGTACACTTGCGTCATTTAATTCAACATCGCACTTAATTTTATTAGAAGGCTTAATTTTTGCAATTTGAGCATCGAGTCCAGCAGTATCAACCTCAACGCCAACCTTAACTTTAAATTCTTCAGCCATATATATACACCTCACTAAAGGAATGCATTAAAAAACGCACCCTGCGAGGTGCGGTAACATTCAAATTCATTGTTTCCGTGAACTAAATTAAAATATTACCCTTCCACAGCAGCTTTCAATTTGTCGAGATTTTTCCATTTACGATCCTTAGCAGTCATATCATTGTATATGGCAACCATACTATGACCAGTGCTTTCAGACCACCCTGTAAGATAAACGATAAAATCATCTTCAAGTTCAAGCCGCTTCAAGAAGGATACGTTGTAGTGGCGGAAGTTGTGCGGGTAGCATGGCTGACCAACAACATCGCTCCACCTAGACATCCAATCGCGCAGTCTATCTGCGCTTGCTGGATCGCCATCTTTTGTTATAAAAATAAAATCATGTTCCTTGCCATGTTCGTCCATGATTCCTTTTCTGATTTCAAGCCATTTATGATAGTGTGGAAGGAAAGTGTCTTTTAAAATATACTTTTTAAGCATCTTGCCGTTTACCCCACGACCCTTAGTTTTAATCTCTCTAGTCGTTTCAAGAAAAAGACCATCAAATACAGTATTGTCTTCATCTATCAAATCGGTAGTAAAACTAGCAAGCTCAGAAACCCTTGCTCCACATGAAATAGCTAAAGCTAAAAGACATGCATCTTGATACATATCATTCTCTTCAAAATAAGCAAAAAGCTTGTCGATATCTTCTTTTTGAAGAACAGTTTTCTTCCGAACATTTTCTTTTACTGGCTTCTCAATCTTCGGCAATAAATTGCGGAAGAGTGGATATTCATCGTCAAAATAATTCTCAATCCACGAACTAAAGCTAGATAAACAACTATGCATTTGGCAGAAGCGGTTTGAGTTCCATTTCAACTCAGTTACACAATAGTCAAAAAAATCCATTAGCTCACGTTTCTTAATATCCACAAAGAAGCAATTCTCATTCTCTAGAATATTCCAGCAAAAGAAGATGTTCAGGTTCGACCTATAACTCACAACAGAATTAGGAGATCGCTTTGTGGCGAAATTCTTTAGGAATCTGTTCATAAGCTTAACATTTTTAGGATTAATCTGTTCTATAAGTTCTGGACTTGTAATTACTTTTCTAAAAGTTTTTCTTCCTTTTGACATAACAACGACCTCCTTTCTTGTCGTGTAAAATAAAAAAGCTGGCATCCTAACTAATTGGGATGCCAGCAGCAATCAAATCTTTTTTTATTTCATCATACATTTTATCCCGAAGTGTTGGCACGCTTTCATTCCAAATAGCAGTACCGTTTGTCCAATTTAATTCACCAGCAGCGCCAGTCATTGCAGCATTTAAAACATCTATGCCACTATGTTCAGCCCATCCTTCTTCATAACCATTTGGAAGCGGTGGGTTCTTAATTGGCACTAGTCCTTGTCTATAATCAAGTTTGCCTTCATCAAAATGCACTTCACCTTCAACTCCGTTGCCAGAACCAGTCACAACTGGATTTGTTAATGAACTACGAAGTCTATCTGTTCTTAAATAATATATTGGCTCTTTTGCGTAAAATGCATCAACTTTTTCTTCAAGAATGTCATGAGCTGTATTGGTAGCTTTATTAACAGCCGTGTAACTTCTACTTAAAATATAAGCCTTCAATTCGGCTGCTGAACTAAATGTCGGCATACAAAATTCACCGATTACTCAGTGGCAGGAGAGAGGGGAGGGGCGGCAACCTCTGCGTCTGCTTCAACATCAGTGCCGCCATCAACTACTGAAAATTTATTATCATCAACAGCATCAGCAACATCATTATTCCAATGTTCCTTGAAAATGTTAGTCTTTGCATATGCATCAAGAAGCTTATCTGCGGTAAGCTCATCAGAAATACCAGACATAGACTGAGCTAAATCCATCATGCTATCCAAATCAATATCATCAACCTTACGCTCAATGGTGTCAAGAAGACTTGCAAGACTAGAGGAGATAGGATTAATATGAATACCAGTGCGATACTCAATATTCAAATCAATAGCGGTATGTAGCTCATCAAGAACGCCATCAACAGAGTTCGCCTTTACAATGTCAACAACTGGCTTAAACTTATCAACAAACTCTTCCATTGCAGTAATGCCATCATCGGCATCCTGAACATCAGACGTATCAATATCTGTAAAGATAGCAACAATACAGAAATCAAAAGCCAAATCTCGAATCATATAATTATAATTATCGCCAACCAGAATATCACTGACAGCGTTTACAAACTGTACCTTGCGATACGCGCTTAGAGACGTATAAAAAGCAAAAGAAGTGTCCTCGCCATCAAGAGTGTATACACCAGTCTTAATTTCGTTATTCATACTTTTCCTCCTGAACATTCAAACTTTTCAGTTAGATTATAATATTATATATTGCAATAGCATATATATTTATTTGTTAAAATTATTTTTCAGCAATAGCATTGAGGAGGGAATCGATATCCCATGTATAACGAGTACGTTTTTTCTCGCCCTGCACCTTAATAGCACCATTGGTCAAGATATCAAGCTCGTTACAACTATGCTTATTGCTGTTCTTTACCATATTATTAAAATCTTCAACCCTCATAAAGTAGCATCTTTCGCAAGCGTTCTTTTCGTCACGAAAGTTAAAGAGGAATCCAGCTTCAACACAACTATATTCAGAAAACTTAGTAAGCCCAGAGATTTGATGTTTGTGAATCATGCGACTCTTATTATCATCACTGTTGATATCTTCATAGGAAACGCTTTTGAACTTCGTGGTTTTAAGCTCCAAGCACACAAGGGTGCGATGCTTGGTATCCATCAGAAGATAATCACATGGGTTCTTAATACTAAAACGAGCAGTACCACCACCAAATGATTGAGGGGGGTCGTTTAATCTTATCAATAGATGCTGAGAATTAACAGATTTCTTGAAGTCATTTTCAAAAGCTTTGCCGACATTAGACATATATATCACCAAATACCGAATTACTTCTTATTGTCCATCCACTCTTTAATAAGAGCGTCATGTTCATTTCGCGGAAAGACAAAAACAATCTTTCCTACAGAATCAGCAAATACATCTAGAATAGTTGCGCCATGCGAGATATAGAAACTAGACTGAACTAGGTTTCTAAAATACACAGCTTCTTCATCATAGAAGTCTCTGCCAGTAACGTCACTATGCTGCAACATATTTTTACCACCATTCAAACTTCATATTTCTACACATTTCTTTGTCACGTAAAAAAAAGGGAAATATTAAACACACAAGTGAACAACATTTCCCTTTCTATTCATATTTTTAACATCATTCACACAATAATATACCAAGCGAATTACTACTCAGCAGAAACCTCATCAGCAGCATCAGAATCGCTGATAACAGGCTCGACAACTGGCTTAACAACCGTCTTGGGCTTTCTGGTTCTAGTCACCTTTTTAGCAGGAGTAGTAACATCAGCGCCCATAATATCAGTAATAACGGCCTTGATATTATCTCTAAGCATATCAAAATCAGATAGGTCAACCTTCTTAAGCTTGGCCTTAGCTTCTGCCTTCGTATATACCTTAGTAGAATAGCCATGAATAATCTGATAAATCTTATAGTGCTCAGATGTATCCGTATGCTTCTTCCAAGGAGTCAGGCTAATCATATCCTTGCACGACATGCACAAATGATAGCCTTTACCGCAAATAGCACACGTAGCATTAATCTTTTCAGCCATTGCTTCACCGCCTTTCAACCAGTAGAACAACGTGGGGGAGAGGAGTAAACGTCCTTCCCCCGCATTATTAAACATACTAATTATCAGGCATTACTCATTGACAATGATTGTGAATAGATCGCCATCGTCCTCACAGTAATCCTTCATCATGTTAAGCTCAAAGGCGTGCTTGCCAGTAGAGGTAAGAGCAAGCTCGACAGACTCGGGGTTGAACTTAGCCTTGGGGCATACGATAACGCCAGAGTAGACAACGTTCTCGTTGCAAGCATCACGGAAGATAGCGTAAATGACAACCTTGGCGGCTTCGGGGAACTTAGAAGCCTTGTTGACGATGCGAACAGCGTTCTCAGTCTTAAACTCATACTCGACATAAATCTTGCCAGTAAGCCCAGTGGGGAGGGTGATAGTGCCATCCTCGGCAACAACAAAATCTGTATCAGAAGCATCGGCACCAGCCTTGTAAGACTTGCCAAGCTCGCCGTTGGCGATAGAATAGATGAACTTCACGTCATCCTTGTTAGCAGGCTTATGAGCAAGCTTTACACTGGTAGCAGCATCGGGGATGGTAATAGTCTCGAATGTACGAGTAACAATCTCCTTGCCAGTCTCAGCAACCTCCTTCTTGGTACCATACTGAGCGGCAGCAAGGTCGAGGGAGACGAGGGAGTTCGTAGCAGAGAAGGTAGCCTTCTTTGAACGATAAAGAGTAGTAATCACAGAACCGAGAGCGTCAGTGACCTCCTCACCCTCAGAAGTGCAGGTAAGGGTAGGATCCTCAAGCTGGGTAAGACGGAAAAGCATCTCACCAGTGGAAAGGTCATTGAAGGTCATTGAACGAACACGGTCAAGGATAAGTTCATTCTTATTGAAAGCCATATTGCTTCCTCCAATCAAATTTATATTTTATATGTCACCAGTCCAGTCAAGACGATTTTTATCAACGCCTTTTAGACTGGCAAATCCAGAATATGCTCCTTGTAGAAGGAGTTCTGAATCTTGAATTTTATTAATTCGTTTAATGCTATCGAAAAATGCATTTATCTTCATATCCCAAACCTTATCAGTGCCACACAAACCGCATTTAACGGTAAGCGCAGAGACAAGAGGTTTGAGAGTGCTTTTATATGGTTTTTGTGAAGCAGCTTTAGCTTCTTCTCTAGCGTCATCAATTAAAATCATCTTAGTCGTTTCATTAGCAGGTGTTTCATTGTTACGCTTAAGACCATGTATTTTTCTCACGGCATCAACTATTTGTGAATATATCATTCTATCAATCGTTATATCGCGCTCGGCATTATACAGCACTATCTGGTCATTCTCTGTATTTTTACACGGTATAAAATCAGCTAAATCGATGTCTTTTAATATGAGCTGAAGCGGATTGATGCACATCATCTCAAGTCTATCTTGAGGTATCATTGCAAGTTCCTCTTTGTATTTTTCTTCATTACTCATAAGCTCATCGTATAGCGGTCTTTGACTAGACACAGCTTTAGATATAAATGTTATGAACAAGTCATAGTCTTCAATCTGCGTATAGTCTATCTGTTCCATATCCCATAGCTGCCACTTTAAATCAGCGCCAACAGCAGTGAGAGTATATACGGCGTTAAAATATCTTTTCTCACCGAATTCTTCTATCTGACCAATTGTGGGCTGAGTAACGATTATCTTAGGAGTAATCTGGATATCATTGCCCCTATAAATTTTAAGGTCATCTAATTCAAACATATGTACACCGCCTATTCGTCAGCGCACAAAGACTTATTCAAATCAGTTCCCTTAAATATAAGCTTTCTATACAGATAGTCTCTTTGCAACGAACCTTCAACATTGCTCGTAAGTTTAAGTTCGCCAAGACCTATATCAGAACGACCATTAAGTTTCATGTCAACAAGCCTAGCAAGATAATCGTTTCTATTATCAGGAATACCTTTTACATTATCCACTGCCATATGTCGTTCATGCGAGATAATCCAAATCTCAACTTCTGGTGCGACAAATGTGTATGTACTAGTAATGGCATTTGGAATATGAACCAAAATCATAATGAATGTACCAACTTCATTAATTGTATTTGGATTCTGACCATAACCGAAAATTCGAGTGCCAATTAAATCTTCGCCATTTTCAACAGATGTAATATTTTCATCGCCAATAGCCTGAATAATGTTGATATCCTTGATAAAATCTTTGATAATTCTATTTTTCGCTCTACCAATTATTGAACTATTAGCCATTACAACAACGATCCTATCTGAATAATAATAGAAGACTTATAATTACCAGACTCATCTGATAGCGTAAGTTTAAATTCTTCATCTATCAAAGAGTCATCGTCAACGCCTATCGTAAGAGAATTGCCGTCCTCATTGACAATAAGTGAATCGGCAAAATCACATATGATTTCCCAATTCGTAGAAATATCATCAATCTCTTCGCCCTTTTCATCAACAAACGTTCCAACGAATTTCTGCCTACTACCACCAGACTTAATGGTTGTAGTCTTATATGAGATAACAGACTTTACAGCTTTCTTTTCATCAGCGTTGTTAGTCTTTAAATCGTCTTTTTCAAAATAATCACAGATACCCAAATCTGGCCTATCTGTATCATTATTACGCTCGCATTCAAGCATAGTGATTTTCACAAGACCCTTTTTGCCAAAGAACATGCTGGTATTATCATTCTGCGTAACGATAAATGATGTTGGCGTTTCAGTATCTCTGTCCAAGAAGAATCTCTGCGGAGACTTAATAGCAATTGTATTCTCGTCATACGGCAGCGTAGCCATGTGCTGAGAAGAGCCAATTGTCATTTTAGAGCTTGCCTGTTCACCAGAGTTATACTGAGCAGAGTTGATGTCTACGCATGGATATTCAAGAATATCACCATTCTTGTTTTGCCATTTTAACGTCCAATTACATAAACTGAACTTGCCTTTCCAATGCACGCCATCTACATTGAATGACTCTGTGCATAGCAAATACTCGTCATCAGTTGAATCATATAGCATATCACCGACAACAATTGGGTTATCAATTAATGTCTGGAACTTAACAACAACGCCATTGGCATTAGAAAACGACCTACCATATAATCTAATAGGCAACTCACTTGAGTCTGCATAAGAATGCGTACTTGGTTGCCAAAAGTATATACCCGTTGCAAACGATGGATCGTCAGCGAATGTTTCTTTCAGCAACTTTTGACTGTTCTTAATAACTTCATTTCGTATAGAACTGCCACTAAGAGCCATCTTACGATTGAATCTGTCTAAACATCTCACTGCGATACACCGCCTTTCTAAAGCATGGAGTAGTCAAAGAGTTGTTTTTTCTTTTTGTACCCAGTGGACATTAAAGAATTATCTTCTTTAAGACCAAGCCACGCATAACGAGATAGTAGCGCTTCATTTTCAGCGAGATATGTTTTATGCATCGCCATTAGCTTATCGAGCATGTTGGCGGGACTAAATGCATTAAAATCTGTCGAACTCAGATTAACCTTAAGCAAGGTGGACGTTCTAATGTAAGTAGAATCAATATATTCCAAGAGCATATAATTGCTAAAAATCTCAATTTCCATATCTGATAAATCGCAATTAAAACGCTCTACAATATCATCCCTATCATTTAAATCTTTTCTGCAAACATGAAATCTCGCAATAGCAGGGACGAGATAATCATGCAGGTTCTCTTTTACTTCTTCAACAGTCATCATAGGGATTTCATAACTGCGAAACTTCGGTAAAAGATTTTCATATATCTTCTCATATGGAGTCGGCATGATTACTCACCAATCCCATTCTTTAAAGGAAAGAAATCAAATCGATGTCAAGTCGCTTCTCAAGCTTTCTGACAACCTTAATGTCTGAAACAGTACCATCGGAAACCATATCCTTAATACGATTTACAATGGCAATCTTTAGACTTGTAGGAGCAGATGAAATACCATCAAGCACCTCATCAATATGATCGTTGGTATAATTAGACTCATCGACAAGGAAATCATACTTATCATAGGTACGAGAAAGACCAAGCTTCTTGATAACACGTTCATCAAGCGGCTTTAGCCACATGTCGTTGAAATATGTCTTATACTTTCGATGCATATTCTTAACTTCATCGAAAGTCATATCCTCACAATGACCAATCTCTGACCACTCGTAATAATTGCCAGTGCGACTGTCCTCATAAACCACGTTTGGAATAAGGGATTCAACCTCAATCATATCAGAATCAGAAAGAGCGTCCTCAACATCGGCAGACTGTCGCGTATTCTTGCGCCTAGAAGTACGCTTTGTAGCGACAGTTGCAGTTTCATCATTCATATTTTCTTCCACCGAATTAACGGCGGCTACGGTAGAGTCATCCACGGTAGCCGCGTCAACAACGGGTTCGGTATTGGTAGAC